TCTCAATCGGATTTTGCAGCACTCTATTTTCTGCATCGTCTTTCTGATATTGAAATGAAAAGCCTTTCTGTACATTACATTTATACGCCGTAAAATACAGTGGTTTGTCATCATTCTTGGTCGTGACCCTACACATGAAAAACGGGATTGTGTTTTTATCACCACTCTTGATCTTGATCTCATCCGAATCCTGAGTAATAGTGTCAAGTCCACCCCTCAGTATTTCCCACACATCAAGATTGAGTATTTCCAACTGCGTGAATGACAATTTCACTTCCTGCTTGTATGCCCTGTCAATACCTACTGCATTGTCATACTCTTCTGTAGCAATGCTCAGTTCTTCTTCCACTGTAAGATCAGTTACAGCCCCAACGTCGAACCATACCGGATCACCTGAGACATAATTTGCTACCTCTACTTTACCATTACCCCGAACCATATTTGTCGAGGTTGCCGTGGTTTGATACTCAGCCATTTTTTGGCCTCCCTTTTAGTGGTATATGATCCGAAAATCGATATACATGTAATTGATTTTGTCCTCTACTCGTAATTCAATAGTGCTCTCATCTAATCGAGTAATAAAATCTATATCGTCCTCATCGACCGTACCATATAGATTCTGTAAATATCCTTTTAACAGTGTGGCAATTGCATCCACATTAAATTTGTCCTCATCAAATATAAAGAAACGCCACCTCTGCCATTCATCGTCAAGCTGGTAGTTTTTAGGTGCGGACAATTTCTTGAATACTATCTGCGGATATAGCGAACCTTGCGGAGCGTCCGACCAATATATCCTGGTGCTGACATACGCCGTAAGGTCTGTTTTGCTAACAAGAAAATTGTATATACTTTCCTGAATCATATCTTGAATACCCTGGCTGCAAGCCTCTTCAATGGTGTGCGTATCTGGTCATAGGTTTTTGATGCCCACCCGTTATGTCGTTCCTGTGGTCCTGCGTAGACAAGAGCCGACCCGGCACGTACCATCTCAGGTCTGCTTGCACTGGAAACCTTTGCACTGCTGGGGGGCGTACCTTCCCCGTGTGTCGTAGAGAAACCTTTCCCCTCACCTGATTGTAATTTATAGTTCATACTATTTCGTAGTGTGCCGGTTATTACATGAGAATTATTAACCATCTGATTTACAATGAGATTCCCGGCTGAGTGTAGATAGGTATCAACCCTGCCTTTTACTTTTTGGATAGTTTTCTCACCTCTCCATGTTACTCTAATCATGACCCGGACTCCCCTGAGCTTGTTGGCAATAATTTCATTTTAATTTTGTAGTGGTGTCCTCTTCCATTGGGGTCATGGATGGAAAACACGTCATACAGATCACCGCTCACTGTGGCCTTTATTCTGTCTGACAGTTTAATATCTGTGGTCTCAATATACAGCGCATAATCAGCAAGTACCACTCCGCCCTCATCCCTCAATATTTCAGACTCTGACAATAGATTTATCATGCCGTTTACATTTTTGAGTATATCCCAATCATAAACAGGATGGAAGTTTGTTCCAACGTTTTTCTTACGTTCAATATTTATGCTCTTGTCAAGATGTGATTCAAAGCTCATCTGGTCTTATCGCCTTATCATCAATGTATACATCTGCTGGTGGTTTACCAAAAACTACAGTGTCATATTTTACGCCTACTTTTTTAAGTTGTTGTTTTGTGGCTATCAGGTGTTTCCAGTGCCTTCCAGTGTGAAGTATGATAATACATCCTTCATCGTGTCCTTGATTAAGCTGGTTAATCAAGTCAGCATTCGCACCTGTTATTACATACTTATCGTCTACGAGTTTAGAATACAGTAAAGTACCGTCAATGTCAACACAAATTATCTTTGCGTCAACATTATTTATCAACATTTTCGTAGGGCTTCACGTTTTGATTTTTCACTTTCAAGCACATGCCTTTCTTCATATCCACCGCGAGCCTTTTCGATATCCCTTATGCCCCGTACAAGTTTTATCATACCCACAATGTCAATGCTACTTGATTGGTCACTACCCCACAGATTATGGTCCAGTGTAACATGTCTTTCAATCCATGATACGCCCATTACTGACGCTGCGTATGTAGTGGTAAGCCCGAACTCATGACCACTGTACCCTATTTCAATCTTTGGATATTTCCGTCTTAACCATGTTATGTAATCGAGGTTAAGTTCTTCAACGGCTGCCGGGTAACTAGAGTTAGTGTGCATGATGCAATCAGGCTTTCCAAGTTCAACCGCTATCTCAATTTCTTTTTCTGTGCTCATGCCTGTAGATATTATCACATACTCATACAGCTTTCGACATGCTATCAATAGATTACGGTCAGTTATCAATGCACTCGGTATCTTTACGATGCTCATTATGCTTGCCATATATGTTGCGCTCTGCTGATCCCATACCGACGCAAACATTTCAATGCCCTTTGACTTTGAGTATGAACTCAAATATCTATACTGGTCAATACTGAACTCGATGCGATGCTTATAGTCGATATAGGACATCTCGCCCCACGGCGTTGATTTCGGCTTTAGCTTCTGGCTCTCGGGGACACATATATCTGGCGCTCTCTTTTGGAATTTAACGTAATCAAATCCAGCTATACTGGCAACGTCGATCAGCTTCTTTGCGTCATCTATTGACCCGTTATGGTTGATGCCGATTTCTGCTATCAATTTAATCATGCTGTTTTAACCTACCCTCGATTATTCCATACATAATGTCCTCAATAAAATCCGGCATTGTCATTTTTCCACTATCCCTAAATAGCTGATACATATACAGAGTATTATCAAGCATATTGTGACCATCTGCTGTTTTTCCAATATTGATTTTATTGCCCTGATTCCTAATTTTGTCCGGTAAGTATCCTGGCACATATTCCCGGTAGTTGTCATGCTGAAAAACTGCGCTTTTCGATATAAAGAAGTCCATCCCAGTGATATGCAGTTCAGCTGGATTTTGATTTAGTATGTCCTGGAATATATAACATCCCATCAATGCCCCGTGAATATTCTTATCAACCTTGGTGATCGCCTCAGTTATTCTCTCCGCAGGTATCTCTTTATTGTACATAACCAAATCATTATGGCTGCATGTTTTCATTCTCAGATATTTAACATTTTTCATATCAACGATATCCGGTGACATCTCTCTGTAAAATTGGTTGTTAGTATATAGTACGTCAATCCGTTTCCCGTAGTCACGGTAATACTCATCGCCTTTGAGATACAGAGACCCATTCGTTTTGACAACAACATCATAATTATCAATATCAACGCCGGTTCCCATACCCTGGATGTTTGGGCATCCACCCACGAAGCAGACTCTTTTGCCTTTGATGTAGTTTTTATAATTCATAAATTAAATACCATGCATTTGAAGTTTTCAAATCAAGAGCCTGGACCAGTTTATAGCTTGTTATCAATCTTTGTGAAATACATTGACTGGCCGGCCTTGTCCCTGTACAATATGTTTTCAGGTTTAATCATCTTATCCTAAATATCAATAAATCAGATATGTTTTTCTCAAAACTTACACGTCTGTCTTCTGTAATCATTCCTATCCATTCCTTATGTGGCATGACCGTCAAATGTAGGTTGTCAATATTTTCAAACCCCCGGATTTTTTGGGCCTTGGCTTTATTCAACCAGTCCCGATTAAATTCTAGTTCAGGGCTGATCTTCAGAAACAAATAGTGTTTAGCCACCCGCACTATCTCTTTAATTGCAATTCGTGTATCTTCAGGGGTTAAGTGTTCCAGTACGTCACAGCTAAATACAGCGTCGAAGAATTTATCCTTATATGGTATGTCTAAAGCTGACGCCTCAATGCAGTTCCGGACACAAGTCACTTCTGTACAATACCGAATTGCCACGGATGATATGTCTATACCGTAAGCCTGTTTTTTATTTTTGTGTAGGTCTCGGACTGCCGAACCATTGGCACACCCTACCTCTAGTATAGTATCGAATTTGTAGTTGTTTACAAAATGTTTTATGTAGGATGACCCATGATTTTTACCCTTATCATGATACCCGAGTTTGTACAGCGTTTCATAAATGTATTTATAATCCATATTCTCCACTCCAATTTATAGGTATATCAACCACGATGTATCTTTAAATGTTTTGTCAGGCTTTCTAAACTCGTCAACCGCCTTTATCACGCCGGGAAATTTCCCTTGATAATCATGCCCACACAGCACCCCACCTTTTTTAATCTTTGGTAGCCATGCCTCAATGTCTGACTTTACACCATGATAATTATGCAACCCATCGATGTAAACAACATCAATGCTTTTCTCATCAAAGTCATATGCCATAGAAGGGCTTTGTGCTTTTATCTTCTCGATATTCCCATGTATCACACACAGGTCGTCAAACTGTGATT